ATCATTCGGTAGACCAAGAGTACGGAAAAACTCAGTACTCTGCTCTTTATCATCAAAATTAGGCTTCATCATAAGCCCAGGAGCCTTTTCTAAAACCCGTTCAATAAATGCCGTATGTGCCTCGTCACCCGCATCTTCGCTTGGAATTTGAATTCCATTACCCACCATAGCTTTCGTCTCTATGTACGATTTAGCTAACCCACCAATATCCTCAAATGATGCTAAAGACTCATTGCCCTTAATATCATCTGGTAAATCATCCCTCCAATTATCATCCGGCATCTTCTTCTACCTCCATTATCTCTTTTATGTATTGTAATACTTCATAATTGCCCACCCGAACGTGAGTACCATGACTATCGCCGGGAACATTTAACCTCTGATCAAAAGCCTCTTCAAGGTCTTTTAATACTATTACACCATCAGGTGACGTAAATAATCTCTTATAACACGAAACCTTCTTAAGTGCTTTAGCCCTTGCTTTGGCCCTTAATTCTTCTTTTCGTTTATCCACTTGATTCTATACCTCTTCCAATTGCTTCTCCACCTTTACCCACAGATTCCATGCCAGCGCCAATAGCTTGTGCTGCTTCTGCTGCCGCCATAGTATCTTGCCTTTCTTTTCTTTCTTTTCGTATTGCCTTGACCTTTTTTGGATCACGACGGTATTTAGCAGGCACACTTGACATATCCGCTAATCCAATTACCACTTCATCTTCTTCTACATTATCCATCATTGCTGGGAATGTTTCAGCAAGCTGACCTACTACACCTAACCAATTAAGAACAGAAGTGGCTACTTCTTGTTTTTGCGCTCGTGGCAAAGGACCTGTGTACTCAATTTCGTACTGTCCTTCTTTCTCTTTAACAAGTTCTGGCATGGGGGCAAGCTGCTTATTCCGATAAAGGATGTAGAAAGTCCTCTTAATAAGGGGGTCCAAATAATCGGCCTCAAGTCGTCCAAGCGTGGGACCGAGTAACCGTTGTATAAGCTCATAACGCACCTGTACCTCTGTCGCTGTCATTGCTGGCGACTCTTTAAGTTCCAACTGATCAACAAAAAATGCTTTATTAATTGACGCTTGAAGTCTATCAATCTCAAGAGCACTCACATCAAACCGTGCCCTTGATTCATATGGTTTAACGTCCTCAAGTGAACGAACTACAGTAAGACCACCACGCCCTAAATCAAGGTCTGATAACAACCCACGTTCAGTTGTTAATGTTGCGGGATCAACTACCTTACCGACTGACTCCAATACTGCCTCGACCAATTCGTTCAACGTCATTATGTCTGACAAAGCAATTGTAGCTGGGCTATGTCCCCAGCGCGATCCATTTACCTTTCTCCAACGCGCTGCATATGAAGGCATTTCATAATAACCCCCCTCTTCCCCTAAAATAGATGCATCATCTTCTAAAATCCATTTATATCCATAAGGACGCTCTCCAGAGGCAAGCATCTTTGTCGTATCCACATTGGTCTTATCAATACGATTATAGATACAAAAAATAATGTTCCATTTACGATCGACATCAGATTCATTTTCAAGTAAATCATAAATTTCCTGTGGCATCCCCTCTTTGCCAAACTTATCAAAAATTTGTAGTGCAGTCCATTGGTATAGGCGATAGAACCGCATTACATTGCCCATAAAATCATGTTCAAAGTAACAATCCCGTACAGGAGCAGAAGAAAAATCAATGCCTTTATAATCGCCAGCGGCGTTAACAACTTCCTCTTCCGTAAGGATACCTGTACCGAAGGAACACAGATCAAGATAGAATTCCGAAGATTCCATATCGAAATTCGATTCTTGCAGCGTTGAATAAATCTTATTTTCAGTGTCTTGGAGCCAGACTTTTGATTCATGATCTTCATTTAATTCCTCGTCTAAGAATCGAAGGACAAACCACTTGATAGCCGCTGAAGTAAGTGACCCTTGTATGCTGGCGGCAAGGGTCTGGCAAGCCTGTATCGCCGTACTATCGTAGATGAAACGACGCCTCCAATTAACTTCATGTTCACTTCCCATATCTCGGAAAAATTCACCACGAAATGGAACGACAAATCTTTCAATCTGTTGCATGGTATCATCTTGAGTCTTCCTCTGTGATACAAGTTGATGATATCGGTTACGTAATACTGTATTGTCCATCAGTTTGCTCCGTTAGCCTAAGGCCCTTTTAACTTTATATCTACTAACAAAATTAGTTGTAAATGTGTCTGGCCACGAAATACTTGCAATTCTCATTGCATCCGCCCCATGACTTGCCCAATCATGAAGTGGTCTGTCCATAAATACTCTTAATTTATCATTGTATTCACGTCGATAATTAGATAAACAATCCCACCCCTGCGAAGTTGTTGATAAATTAAAATTACATCGCGGCAAAAATGCTTTAACACTATCAATGCCCGCTCGTATTCCTATATCTGGACAAACTTCAAAATCAACACCATGATCAAATGCAATGGTTTTATAGCTTCGCTTATCACTATATTCACGTCGTTTAAGGTCATGTGGTCCAGAGTGAATGCCATAACCATACGGTTTTTCATTTACTATCTTACACCATTCAACCAAACTTACGTTGTTTCCTTCCTCGTAATCAATCCAATTAATCGCCCCACCAGCCTCAGTTTCTTGGCCGAACCATATTGACGTTGCATCCCGGAGTCCGAGGTCCCAAAATGTATGAACAGGCTTGGACGGATTCCATGGGAAATCCCCAATTTTGCATAGCTTAAGCTGGTCTGTATAGTACGCTCCAAAAAGTCCAGCGTCAAAGGAACAATAAAATTCTTGGAGAGCCAATTGCGGGTCCATCCCCGCTTCAATTTCCGCTTGATACATTTCCTGAGAAATAACCGGAGTACTATCCCCCCGAAAAGTATTTTCAATATCCAAACGTTCCGCGAACCAATCGGGATTGTCCACAGCCATTTCATACAACTTATGTCCATGGTTTTTTCCGCGTGGAGTATAAATAAACAATGCCCATCCCCCGTTTTCGGCAAGGATAGGCCGTATAAAATCCCAGGCTCTAGGGTCGCTAATTGAATACTCACTAAATACTACTCCAAACGGGTTCGCTCCTACAAGGGAATCATAATTATCTGACCCAACACATTGCCACGTGCTCCCATTCTTTAGCTCGATTAGCATTTCTGTGTTGTTTATTCGTTTTCTTAACTCCTTCGGCCATACCTGATCTATAACTCGTATTCCATCAGCTGGGTTTACATTCTCCCATACTACTTTTCTTGCCTGAACCGCTGTTGGCAACATGTGCCAGTATGAAGCTATCTTTTGGTGTGCAGCTACAGCTGTCCAATTCAATGAGGCTGAATCTTTCCCCGCTCGTCTATGCCATACTGCTACTGCTCTTCTGCCACCGTTAAGAAGATACCTTGTAAAATCAGTTTGGTGATGCCTTGCCGACCAGTTGTTGGGTAACTGGATAACGCCACCGGGATTAGTCACCATTGGCTTCAACCACTACTTCAATAGGATCATCCCCTGCAAGATCACCCAAGTTTAATTGAACAAATACTTGGTTTCCACCCCCACCACCTGGCTCAGGAGCAATGTATCCAGATGATTTGCCTAAGTCTCGTAGTACAGACACTACCTCTGCGGAATGGAATTTCTTTGCTTTGAATGTCCCCCCATTCTTAATATCTACTATATCAACCTCTTCCTCGCCCTTTAGCTTAGGTAAAATTTCCAGATACTGTGTCTCTACGAATTGTTGAGTAATTAATTTTGCCGTGTTACTTTGTTCTTGTAAATGTCCTATAAAAGCGCCGACAAGAGGATTTCTTAGTAGATTAAGCCCCGATGACCTGGATAACCCAACTGCTTCTGCTGCATCAAGGTGTTTAAACCCATTAGTTATATACTCAACCGCAAACGCTTTATCACGTTCTTCCATGTCAATGAAACCATTGGCAGTATGGCGTTCAATAAGTTCTTGGTTACCAGTCGACATTGACATAATTCCATGGCATACGTTTTATCACCGAAACTTCGACTTGTTGTGCAAGGGTTGAAGGTAAAGTAAGTAATTTTTGGTTTAACACATACGCTCGATATTTAAGTGTTGAGGGCTGACAATCCCTGGGTTTTAATTCCGGCAATTTTATCGGGACGGGCATACTAGAAAGTGTACCACGAGCGGGTATTCGCTGTCAAGAACGAAAAAATGAACCATGTACGCGCGCGTGAGACTACCACAAATAATATCAGATCGGATTTGCGGGGTGTGGAACCTCCCTCGCGGGGCAGGGAGGACCCGCGCTTTCGGGGTGTATACCCCGAAATCCCGGCCCCTGAAATTCAAGCGCGGGCTGAAACTCCGAAGACCCACGGGTGGACGATGGTTTCACGTGCTGCGCACGACAATAGACGCACGAGTGCGATGATAAGGCACAAGTGCCAGCACCAATGGCATGCGCAACAATGATGATGCAAGGATCGGGGACCGGGAGGGACCGTGGGACCGGGGGGCGTACGGGTCCGGTCTCTGGCTCAATGCCTGACGCAAGCAACGAACCGCCCCAGAGAGAGAGAAAAGAAAAAGATGGTCCCCCCGGTATGACCCCGGTACTGGTCAAGTGGGACGGGGCCTAGAGCAGGACCGGGTATCTTATTCACGAGCCGAAGTCACCGGATACAATGCGCTATCATGAAC